AGCTTCCCCAAAATCGTTATCAGCAAATTTGATATAATGGTCTTCGTCACTAGCTGCTGAATTTTCAGGGCTACCACCAGCATTGCCTGAATGTAAATACAAAATCCAATGATTGCCACTTTGTCCTGTGCTTTTTATTATTATAGCGTCAGGTGCTTTACCTAAACCATGAGCTATAGTGCCATTTGCACCTGTGCCTGTCCAAGTAACCACTGATATACCTGAGTCTTGGTTTGCACGATAACTCGAATCTATTGTACCTACTCCTGTAGAACTTGTTGTTGAACCAGCTAGTTTAAAACAATGTGCAATGAACCCAGCAGATGCCTTATTAGTGTAAGATAAATCTCCAGCTAAAGTAAATCCATCTGAGGTAACAGCAGTTACTCTACTACTACTATTTGTTCCATCTGTTTCATTCAAAAATAAATTGTTGCTAAGACCTCTAACAGTATCACAAATATTATGATATCCGTTTGCATTTTCTACTCTGTTTTTTATATGTAACCAATCAGGTTGAAATCCTAAACCAGTAATAGTTTGTTCACTTGCACTACCTGCATATAATACTTCGTCATGGTGTGCTGATGGTTTTGCTATTTTTGTAAATGTTGCCATATTACCCTCCGTCTGATTGAATGTTTTTGCTACACAAAGCTAAGAATCCAGTTGGTGGTGCATACTCAAATGCTCCTTCACCATTACCATCTGCATTTGCTGATGCGACTGCAGTAGTTCCAAAGTAGCCATGTCCAAAATTTATATACATATGTCTGTTTGCTGCATCTGAGTTTCGCCCACTAATATAAAATGACATTAAATCATTATCTGTGTTTGTTAATACTGTACCACTATCATTAGTACCAGCAGCAGGGTCGCCAACATTAGATGTTCCAGGTGCGTTATTCCAAGTTCCATTTCTACCTGTCCATACCTTGCCTGTAGCTGAATCAAAAGCAAACATAATAATATCTCCATCACTACAGTTAGCACCATAAGTTACTGTGCTACCAGCATTTTGAATTTGTGATGAACTAGCAGATGTTAGAAAACTAACTGCTCGTTTACCACCATTAGCAGCAGATTGTAAAGCTAAGTCAGCATTAAATTGCTCTATTCTTTTTGGAGATGAGAAGTCAGTCATATATACACCAAGTGTTGCGAACATATTTGCTTTTTCAATCTTACATTCCCAATACCATTTACCACCTTGAAAACACATATCTATAGGAGCTGGTCTGTTTACACCTGTTGTCATTAATGCAGTGTGTCCAGCATGAAGATTATAGTTAGCACCATCATAATCTGCATGAGTACCTCTTGGGTTTAAAGCTGGAAACTTGTTACTAGCAGTGCTATTGCTTTGTTTTAGATTACCATTAACTGTAAAGTTATTTGAACCTTTGCTATCAGTTCCCAATGCTCCTGAGTTCTCGAATTTTAACATAGCTCCATTTGTACCAGCAGTAAAGGTTGGGCTAAGTATGGGTTTCCATATTCCAGTTGTACTATCTGTTTCTCCAAATACTGTAGGAGCTAAACTAGCACCATCTGCTATACAAACCATACCCATTTCTCCTTCAAAAAAATGTGGATTTGTGCTTGGGTGTCTTGCACCAATTAAAGTAGCACTTCCACTTTTGAATAATCCTAAGTCATCATTTTGACTCGGAGTAGTGTGATAAGTTAAAGCAGTAACTTGACTTCCATTAACATATATTCTTACTCTATCTGCTGCTGTACTTTGCGTTGTATCACATCTTAATACTAAATGGTAAAATGCAGTTGTGTCTATAAACTTAGGTATTGATACTATATTTGCAATTATACTAGAAGATGCTAAAGCTAAAAATTTTAATGTGCCATCTGCTTCAATAGAAAAATGACAATAGTTTGCACCATCATCTTCTACATCACTACCTACAATATGTCTTGGATTTGATACCAACATAGATTGTCTTACCCATGCTGATACTGTAAAGGTTTTTTGATTCCCAGCTGATGATGTTGCTTTTGATAAATATGAATTTGCTGCCATTAGTTGAATTGTCCTGTGTTATTCATTCCTACTGATACTGTAATACTGAAATCTCTATCAGCAGTTTGACTTTCTGCATCTGTAGCTCGTAGGGTAAAGTTATAAGTTGTTTCACCTGTTGGGCTAGGAGCTGTGCCAGTAATGGCTCCTGTAGACGAGTTGAGAGTTAAATTCATTGTACTTGCAGGTGTGTCAGAATTACTGGTTAACACACTTGTTGTTTCGCTAAACGCTACTGTTGAATCTGAAGAAGCGTCTACATCTAAACTGACAGAATCTCCTGCTGCTACACTTCCAAGACTTCCAGCACTTGTAGACCATGTAGGAGCATCAGATACTGTAAGAATTGCTGATGAGCTACGAGCTGCTAAACCATCAGGGTTTTCAACTCTAATAAAATATGTGCCATCTGTAGGTAAAGTTGCGTTAACTGTAATCTGTGTTGCCGAATCTCTTGTAATACTATTTGGTAGAGTTATAACCCCAGATGAATTTATAAATTCTACATGACACCCTATAACAAAATTTGTTCCTGCAATAACAAGGTTAGCCGCAGTATTACCTGTAGCTGAAGGAGTTACTCCTGTAACAGTTGGGTATGTTGCTGTTGCTGCTGCTACAAAACTTAATACTCCAGAGCCGTCAGTTTTTATTATTTGCCCAGCAGAGCCATCTGCTGTAGGCATTTTAAACAACACGCCATTACTATTGTGCATATTAGAAATATGATGTATGTAATTACCCATATGAGCATGACTGCTACATTGATAGTACAATAGGTTTGGAGTGTACTCATCTACTTGAATCTGTGTGTACGCACCAGCACTACCAGGTGTTCCGTTTGTTGCTACATTGGTTGTATATGCTGTAGTTTTTGCAGCATTTAAATAAAATAATAATGGATGTCCACTGTTACTTGAATCTGATTGGTCAAATCTGTAGTAGTATGTTTTACCTGTATCTGCACCATCAAACGCTAGAACAGGCGACTCTATGTTGTCTATAAAATAAGCATTACTAGAACCTACGCCTGTATAGGGGTGTGCACCTGTTTTAGTTCCAACAGTTACAGTATGAGTTATAGGGGCTGATGAACTACCCCAATCTGATTTATATTCACTAGCTCGGGTACCATTTAAATCTTCTAAACCTTGTGCAGTAATTCTAAGCTCTATTCTATCACCTGTAGAATAAGCTCTTGCCGAGGTACCTTCTTGAGCTCTAACAACTGTAAGGACATCACTAGACCTTGCAGTACATTTTACAACCTCTAAGTTATTTGAATTATCAATGAGAGTTGCGTAAAAATAATTTGGGCTTGCTGTAACTGGAAACCTAGCATCTCCATGACCTGAAGCAAGAGTAATACTTGTAGCAGAATCCGTAATGCTAGAAGCTAATGTCGAATGAGCATTGTTTTTAAATAGAACGGTCATTAAACAAATCTCCTTTTATTAACTTACAGTTACAGTCCAAGTAATACCTAATGTATCCCCAGAAGCTTTATTAATTACAGAAAACACAGTCCTACATAGCAAAGTTCCGCTTGAACTTGCATTAAGTAGTCCTGCTTCAGTTATTGCTCCAGTGCCTGTTCCTGCTGGAAAAGACGCAACGTAAGCTACAGCATTATCAGTAACAGTTGTAGACGTAAGTGCTACTCGTCCTGCTTCACTGCCAAGAGCTGTATTCCCAGCTGCTGCTGAAGTGCTGCCTGTGCCAATAGCCATGTGTGTCATAGCGGTAGCAGTAGCATCTTTCATTCTAGATGCAATAAAGTTTTTCCCTGTAGTAACAACTAAATTAGGAACTTCTACTTCCTGTTTAATTTTACCTTCTGGATTGGTGACTGTAATTTTTAAATTACCTTTCATTTTTATTAAATCACTTATCATAATTTATCCTCTATTCATACCCTCCAGGATTAATTGGAGTTTGGTTAAAATAATGTCCTCCTAATGTAGTGTCATCTACATCAGTATACACGTAATTGATTACTAATCCACCGCTGTCCCCAGGCGTAACACTATCTGTTGGTGCTAAACTTGGTTGTAACACTGGTGAATCTGAAATAGAAATACTATCTGATTTACCTGCAGGTGTTACATTTAATGCTGGCGAATCTGCTATAGATGGTGTATCTGCTAAATCATATTCAAACTGAACGACAAGACTATCAGACACAGTAACTGGGTCTGGGTCTATATCAGAATCAGATAAATCAAAATCAATCTCAGACTGAAATATTTTACTTGGTGTTGCTGAAATAGTAGCTGTATCAGCTAGAACTTGTGAAAGATTAAATACTGGAGCATCTGATACGGAAAATGAATCAGTAGAAACTTGACTTACATTTATAACTGGGGTTTCTGTTATAGATGGTATTTCTGTTAATGGATGTGTAATACTTTTTGAGTTAACTACATCTGATAGACTAACCGAAACACCTACCATAGTTCTAGTCGGTACTAATTCATGACTAAATGATATCCTTGTTCCTAAAGCTGAAGATGCAACAACTTCTGTTTCACCAGATACAGCTGAAGAAATGCTACTAACACTTACTGTAAATGATATGGCTGTTGCTGCTAAAGCGGATGTAAGTCTTATATTAGCCACTAGAAACTACTCCTTACTCTAAATTTTAACAAATCGTATACTGTATGTAAGCTACCATTATAATTAACTATAATCTCTCCTTCATACGAACCTTCATCAACATCTAATACACCACCTGCAAAACTAAATTGTATCTTACCATCTGAACCATCTGTTGTTTTTGCACAACTTATTGTGGATAACACTGATGTTCCACCTACAGCCCTAAATTTTACAGACACCGAAGTAGTTCCAGCCGATAAATCTAGTGCTGTGTTAGCTACATCGTCAGTTAAAGTTAATATAATTAACGGTAACTCATCTCCTTTTACTAATTTAATTACATCTGCCATATTTCACTACCCAAAAGGTTGTCCTTTAATTCTTATAGATGCTCGCCCTGCACCTAGATTAGCTCTAGCTCTACGCTCTGATAACTTAAATGCAAATTGTTTTGCATGATAAGAAGCTAGTTCTCTATCACTCCAGTTATTGTCAGGTAATACCAACAAATGCTGTAGTGCTCCATGCATAATAACATTTTCTAATTCATCTAAAACAGACTTATCCATACTATCTGCTGTTCTTAATGGTTTTAAACACACAATCATTCTTACATCATATGACTCAGTATCGTCAGGTACAGGTGCAACTGAAAAATGGTCTGGGTCTAACTGTGTAATATATCTAGGTTTTGCTCTAGATGTAGTGGGTTGGTTAGGCCATTTAGGATATAACTCATATATTTTATCCAAAGTAACAGGTGTTAACATTTCGTCATTTACTGTAGCAGTAATAAATGCATGTACTTCAGCATCACTCGGACATTCATAAACATAATCATGGGCACCTACAACCAAACGTATTCGTGGTTGTTCATACCTCCAAGCTAGAGTACGTTCACACGCTTCGATTGCTGCATCACGAACATAATTTTCTACAACAGGTGTTGGACACCCAGGTACACTTGGTAATAATCTATTCACAATATCAATAAATGTTCTAGTTCCAGCCATTATGTAAGGTCCTCTTCAATCTTTTGTCTGTTAACAGGTTGTAACCCACCTGCTTCTGTGTCTGTAAATATTCTATTAGAAGCTGAAACACCTAATGCTTGTGTAAATGACCTTAAAAACAATTCTGCTCTACCTGAATTAACATGTTCGTTATCAATAGACTCAGCTAAAAATACTGTAGCATCCACAACAGCTGGTAAAAAAGCGTCTGGTAGTAAAGCTACTGTCGTTGTGCCGTCATAAACTTGGGGAGATTGCGAATACTCTACAACTAATGTTTGATTAGCTGGAGCTTTAGGGTATATAAAAAATTTATTTGGGTTTCTAGCATGCCTCATAAAATTTTTACAAGCACCTGCAGTATCAGAAACCCATTGAGGGTATGACTGGTCTAATACTTCTCTATTAACTTCCGTTACCCCATTACCTCCTTGAACAGAAAATACTTCAATTAATCTTATAGAATCGCTTGGAGTTGATTGCAATACTTCATTTTGTGTACATGCAACTGTACCCATATAAGCAAATAAATCAGGTCTAATTACTGCAACACGTTTTAAAGCTTGGTTTGCAAACCCTAAAAGCACTGTGTCAGAATACCTTTGAGGTGAGTTTTCATCCTGTAATATTCTTCTAACTTCAGTAATGACATCATTTAAAATCATTTTTTCTTATCTATACCTTTAGTTGCTTCTTCTGCTAACTCTATGTTAACAGCTTTTTCATCTTCGGGAATTACTTCTGTTTTTAATTTAACTTTAGTTTTTCTACCTTTTTCCTTCTTAGGTAAAAATTTTTCTGGAAAAGCCTGTTCTTCAGTCACTTCTTCAGTTAATGGACTGTCTGCAAGTATTTCATTCCACCCATATATCTCACCATCTTTTATGTTTCTTAACCATCTTCCCGCCATATTAACCTCCATTTAAATAATCGGGGGGTTAAAGTTACCCCCCGACCGTATGTTTACATTATGAACAATCAACTACTATAGCCCAAAGTCTCATAACTGCAGTATCTGCTGCATTTACAGTCTTTACGTCAATAGTGTCAGCTGCTGCATAGTATTTACCATTACTATAGCCAGCCACAGTGTTTGGTGCAGCTTCAGCTAGTACTAATGATGTTGCATAAGATGCTGCTGTGTTAGCATTTACGCCATCAAGAAACCCATCAGGGTCTCCTCCATCACCAACATCGATTGTGCAAGTAGCACCTTCAGCTGTTGTTACATCTAAACCTACAGCAAGAACCATAGTTTTAGCTGGAATAGACATTACTTCTAGTATATCACCGCCACCAATAGCTGTTTGACCAGCTGCTGCTCTGTCGGCAGATATAGTAGCAAAGTTTAAGTCTACTTCGATAAGACTAACTTTATTAATGCCCTGTGCAGGATGTGCTGCAGAACCTTTATTAAAGCCAGTAGCTTCTGTATATGTTGCCATCTAATTGTCTCCTATGGTTATACAGTTACAATCATTGTAGCAAGAGCTTCAGGTTTAACGACTTTATAACCGTAAACTTGTAGGCCTCTAATGATGTTCCCGAAAGTTGTTTCTGAACGAATTGTTTCCATATTTGTCATTTGTGACGCAAATGTAAACCCCATTTGGTGACCAGCGATAACGCTAAACTCACTTCCGTTCTTATAAAGGTTATGACTTACATATACTGTAAATCTATCTATCATACCTAAACGACCATTTCTTAATGGTGAATTTCCGTCACCAGTAATAGATGCATCTTTTAAGTCTGATTGCTTGATTAAACCAGCCATCTTAGCAGGGATACATAAAAAACGACCCTGTTCAGGACAGTTAGCTTCGTCAAGAACTGTACCCATATCAACAATCTTACCAATTACATTTGTAGTAGTAAGTGCTTCTGGAGAACCTGCTTCACCAAGGTCAATGTTACCAGAGATAGCTCCAGCTGCTGTTCCTTTGTTACTAGCAGATACACCAGTTAACAAATCAGTTAATACACGTTGGTCAATTTTAATCTTCATACGCTCTGAAGCGTCTTTAGACCATTGGTCCATCATTGCAATGTCTGATTGTACCTCATCTACATCATCTTCAACACAAGCGAAGTATTCACCTTTGTCGATTAATAATTGTAGTTTTGGTTTATCTGGGTTTTCAACCGCTAAAGTTTGACCTTTAACGTATGTTTTAATGGTGATTTCTGGAGTTGTACGGATATTAACCGTATCACCCATGTTACGAATTTCACCTTCGTAGTCAGTGTTTGAGATTGCTGATAACACAGTAGCATCATAGAAATTCTCAATTAATTTTCCAGACCAAATTTCAGGTATAAAGTTTCCTGTATACGTTGGATGACCTGGAGATGTTGCAAAAGCCATAATAGCCTCCTTTTACTATTAATTAACTATGCGACCTTCTCGCTGTGCAGCGAAAATGTCACGTTCCATTCGGTTACGCTCATCATCTCTTCCCTTATACTTACCCGTTCTAACATCTTTAAAAAATTTTTCAATGTCTTTCGGTGCATAAGTTCTAGCATCATTACTTACAGGTTGTCCAGCACGTCCTCGTCCTGGGGCAACTTGTTTTTGTAATTCTGCAGATTGCGTAGAACCTTTTCCACGAGCATTATCATCTTTACCTATATCTTTTCCAAAAGCTTTAAAGAAATTTACTACCCTACTAACATCTAGTTTACGCTGTGCGTCTTCTAAATAAGTTTGGCGAGTAATACCTGTAAGGGGGTCAATCTCAAGCAACCATGACTGAAAGTCTTGGTCACTATTAATTTCGTTCCAATTAGGTACTTCATGGTTTAAAGCATCCCAAAACTGTTTTTCGGAACTAGTTTTTTGTTGTTGTTGGACTTGTTGTACTTGTGGTACTACGCCTTTCAACTTAGCTATTTCCGCTTCCAGTCGTCTAACACGAGCCAATTCTCCTGCTACTTCTTCCTTTGCTGCTCTACGCATAACATCAATAGAATCACCGTACTCTTTAACATCGTCTTCCGTAATTAACTTCTCGACTGGTGCCTGCTGTACTGGTTCTTCTTGTTTGTT